CCAGCATCCTTATTGATCAGGTCGGGATAATCAGACTGTATAAGGCAATGCCCCCGACCGGAAAAGACCTGATTAATTATCTCATTCGTATCTTCAAGCTTGCAATTCGCCGTAAATATTACCACGGCGAAAATCCAGCCGACTGGGATGTGTTGTGCGATGCGGGGTTACCGGATCTGGCCGATGTGTACCGGCGGAAGCCGCGATCGGCCGGTTCATACCAGGACGCGCCCCTGCTTCTCGCAGCAGTGCGCGGCCACAAGGATCGCAGCGCGCGCCAGACCGGCCGCCTTCCCATCTCCTATGCGACCGAGATGATCCTCTTGACCATCGTGCGCGTTAGCGAAGTGCTGGAGGCGCGGTGGGGAGAATTCGATCGCGTCAGGCGAATATGGAACGTGCCGCTGGAACATCGTAAGTTTGGCAAGAAAAAAAATTATGTGCGCCCGGTGCCAATTACCACCTCGATGGACTCCATCCTCGACGATATGGAAAAACTGAACCCGAATCATGCGCCCACTGACCTAGTCTTTCCGGGCCCGCGCAGCGGCGACATAATAAAAACTTCAGCTCCGGCGAACTTCATTGCCAAAACGCTCGGATTGAAGGGGATCACTCCCCACGGCATCCGCAACTCCATGCGCGACTGGATGCGCAACCACTTCAATGACAGTTCCAAGGAGGTGCTCTGGAAAGCCCAGGCTGATCACAAGCTCGGCGAAAATCCAACCGACAGCATCTATGGCCGCGACCTGCTTCTGGAAAAACGTCGGCCTATGATGCAGATGTGGGACGACTACTGCTCCAAACCGCGGCCGGAAGCGCAGCCGGGCAACGTGGTTAAGCTACAAAGGAAAAACGCATGAAGGTCATCGAAAAGGCCGATATTGCGCCGCTGATGCCGCTGCTCTGCTCCGTTCCCGCCGCTATGACCCTCATCTCCCGCTCCGAGCGATTCATCTACGATGCGTTGTCGAGAGGGATCATTAAGGGTGTCAAGAGCGATCGGCGTACATTGATCGTCGTCGATTCGCTGCATGCCTATGTCGCGTCGCTGGAACCGGCAAAGGGCTGCCCGATACCGCACCGGCGCAATGTTGGGGATCGGCGCCTGCGCGAGCGGATCGAGCGCTCTCACTCTGCGCAAACTCGTCCGCAAAAAGGCGAGCGTGAGTATAACGTAGGCTGACGCACGTGTGGATTGAGGGGTGATTATGCGGGCTACGTGGATCATCACGTGCGTGGATTGCGGTGCGAAGGTCGCCGCCAAATCGAACCTCCGGCGCCGGTGCGACAAGCACCAGCGCATTCACCAGTCTGAGTACAAAAGCCGCTGGAAGGCGGCCAATCGTAAGAAATGCAATGCCGCAGCGGTGCGGCGCCGCAAGGCCAATGGTGCCGCACGGCGTGCATACGAGCGGGCGTGGTACGCGGCCAACCGCGAGAAGATCTGCAAGCAACACCAGCAGCGCCGTGCCGCTAACCCAGAAGCCGCCCGCGAACGGGCTCGCCGCGAGCGTGCAGCTAATGGCGAGGCACATCGCGCATACGAACGCGGCTATCGGGCAGCTCATCGCGCCGAGATCAAGGAACGACGGCGCTTGGCCCGCTTGGCCAACCACGAGAAGATCATCGAACGCGAGCACCGCGATGCCGAAAAGCACCGCGCCCGCGGCCGCAAGTATTACGCCGCTAATCGTGAGAAGATTCGGAAACGGCAGCACGACCACTATCAGGCCAATCGCGAGAAAATCTGCGAGCGACAGAACATCGCTAATGCGCTCAATAATTACGCGCGCACACGTCTTTATCGCAAGATCCACCGTGAGGGGATTAACGCGCGCGCACGCCTTCATCGCAAGGTCCACCGTGAGGAGATTAACGCGCGCGCACGCGAGCGTTATGCGACTGATGAAGACTACCGTCGTCGTCGCAAGTCCCGTCAGGCGGAAAGCAACGCGCGAAAGCAGCTCCGTCGAATGGCCATGTTGGATCGCACCGAAGGTCCAGCCCCGGAATAGTGCGCTCCATTGTAATATGCCGCATGGGCCGGGTAGCCGGCTTTTTCTTTGCCCGCTGCACGCGCACGACCTCGCAAGGCTGTATTAAAATGCGGGCCGCGGGGCGGTTGGAGCGCCTGCGCGGCCCTTTCCTCGCCGACGGAGGTGACCCGTGGCCCAGGATCCTCGATCTCTAGCACAGCTGGCGCGGCAGATGCGCGCCCTCCGCGACTGGGCTCAATCAGACGAGAACCGCCGCCTTGGCGAATCCTTTCGTCGTCTCTCCGCGGCGTCGCCCGCGATCGACCTCCTCACGGAGCTGGAGCGTTTGGAGCGCGCCGGCGCGCCGCTGGATGCGCGACAGAGACTATGGGGTGCGATGGTGAACGAACTCGGCTTGCCTGCGACCCCATACGAGCCGGCGACAACCTCTTCCTCGCCACCGCTGCTGCTTCCGCCTCCTCCGACGGTATCGACGGACGACGATCGCCCGAACTCCAAGCCTCCTCCTCCCCGGAAAGATCGAGGTATGGCCGACCGTTGGATCTACGAGGAGATGGCCGCGGCCCCATCCAAGGTGGGCGATCGTACATATGCCCGCAGCCTCTGGGAGCGACGCCCGGCCTGCCTGCGTGGTATCAAGCTGAAAACGTTTCAGAACATTGTCGCCAACTATCGTTATCTCCGCATCCCATGACAATTCCCGCCGGGAATTCCCGAGACTGATAGTTATTGCGTATTCATGCGGGTTCATGCGTTCCCGTGCGAGCCTGTCTCCATTTCCCAATCGGGAAGCGGGCACGGGAAGATTGCCTTCCTATTTGCTTGGTCATGAGGCCGCGCCATTCCGCCGACACCGCTTATCGAGACTGGTTGATGTCGCTCGTCTCGATGGAGGAGTGCGCCAAGCTGCGCGGCGTCTCAACCGAGACTATCCGCCGTGAAGTCGCGCGCGGCACCTTGCTCGCCGTCGATCTGAGCCGGCGGCGCAAGGGCATTCGCCGGTACGAAGCGCTGAAGCTCCCGCCGCCTGCATAAACGATCTTTGAGAGGAGGGACCCGATGCCGCGTTCTTGCGGAATTCCGGTGCCGGGTCCCAAAGAGAAAAGGCAACGCCGTGAGAAATAATGCCTCTATAACCGCCATGTCAACGCCGGAGCGGCATCCATGAATCCGCTCCTGCGCGAGACCTTGTCGATGGTTCGGTCCGCCGGATTCACGCCGGCGATCGATCAACGCAAACATATTCATGTTCGCTGGACTGACAGTAACGGCCGCAAAAGGCGCGTGGTGATCTCGCGCACGCCAAGCGACCGCAACGCCCACAAGAAAAACCGAAAAATCGTGAAACAGCAGCTATCGGGAAAAAACAAAAATGGGAAATATTAGCGTTCTCGAGCAGCAGGCTCGCGAAATAATCCAGCCGCAGGTCGACAGATTTTTCGAGCGCTTCGATCCGCCGCGCGGGCGCTTGATTTTTGCCCTCGACGCGACGGCATCGAGGCAGCCGAGCTGGGACACGGCGGCAAAATTGCAGGCGGAAATGTTCACCGCTGCCGGCGGACTCGATATGCAACTGGTTTACTATCGCGGGCTCAATGAACTCGTCGCTTCTCGCTGGCTGGCCGATGCCAAATCACTGACCGCGGTCATGGCGCAAGTCGTATGCCATGCCGGCACAACGCAGATCGAGCGCGTGCTGCGACACGCTCGCGCGGAACATCAACGGCAGCCAATTAATGCCCTCGTGCTCATCTCCGATGCCTGCGAGGAAACTCCTGCATTGCTTTACGATGCTGCTGCCGGTCTCGGCGGAGTGCCTGCTTTCGTGTTCCAGGAAGGCGGCGATCGTTCCGTGGAGGACACGTATCGTCAAATTGCCAGCATCACTAACGGCGCTTACGCCAGGTTCGACGCCAGCGCGGCGGCCCGGCTTGGCGACCTCTTGAAGGCGGTCGCGGTCTTCGCTGGTGGCGGATTGAAAGCACTGGCGGCCCAGAAGACAGACGCTGCGACGCTGCTGCTCGAGCAGCTCAAGAGCGAGCGCCGATCGTGAAAATCATCAGCGCCGATGAACGATTGGCCGAACGCCGCGGGGCGAAGTGCTTGCTCGTCGGCCCGACCGGGGTCGGCAAGACAAGTTTACTGCGCACGCTGGATCCCGGGCGGACGCTCTTTATCGACGTCGAAGCGGGGGATCTGAGCGTGCTTGACGTGCCGGTCCCGACCATCCGTATCGACGACTGGCCCACGGCGCGCGACCTCGCCTGCCGCATCGGTGGGCCCAATCCGTCCTTCCCAGCGGCATCCGCCTATTCAAGAGCTCACTTCGACACGATCGGCGGCGCGCTTCCTGGATTGAGCGCGATCGACGTCGTGTTCGTCGATTCGATCTCGGCAATCTCGAGACTGTCGTTCCGCTGGGCCGAGCAGCAGCCGGAAGCATATTCGGAGCGCAGCGGCCGCAAGGACATCCGCGGCGCTTACGGTCTTCACGGTCGCGAAATGTTGTTATGGCTACAGCAGCTGCAGCATGCACGTGAGAAGCATGTCGTTTTCGTTGGCATTCTCGAACGTGCCGTCGACGAGTTCAATCGCGGTGAATGGCAGCTTCAATGCGAGGGATCGAAGACCACCCGCGAGCTGCCGGCGATCGTCGATCAGATCATCACCTACCAGTTCCTGGACTTCGGCGACAGCAAGCCGCCGATGCGCGCCTTCGTCTGCACCTCACCCAACAACTGGCTCTATCCAGGAAAAGACCGTAGCGGCCGGCTCGAACAGATCGAACCTCCCGACCTCGGAAAACTGCTCGTTAAATTGACCAATCACAAAACGGAGACAGACCATGACTAACAATTTTGACTTCAATGACGCCGGCTCTCAGCGCACGTTTGATGTTATTCCCGACAACACGATCCTGCCCGTGCGAGTTACCATCAATCCCGGCGGCGCCGGCAATGACGGCCTGCTCACCCGCGCGGGGGACGGAAATTCGGAGCATCTCAATATTGCATGTGTTGTAATTGATGGCCCGTATGCGAAACGCAAAGTATTCACGCGCCTGACGGTGCAGGGGACGACTTCAGGCCATGCCGAAGCAGTCGACATCACCCGGCGCACCATTAAAGCCATGCTCGAGAGCGCCCGCGGCATCAAGCCAAGCGATACCAGCGACGCCGCCAAGGCAGCACGCCTCATCAGTGGCTATGGCGACCTTGACGGACTGTGTTGCTGGATTCGCGCCGGTGTGCGCCCTCCCGCTGGACAATATTCCGCTCAGAACACGATCAAGGAAGTCATCACCCCTGACCACAAGAATTGGACGCAGCTTGAGCAAACTCCACCGGTGCCGGTGGCGTCAGCGCCAGCACAAACGACAGCGCCAAAGCCGGCCGCATCGATCGCGCGGCCCGCATGGGCGGAGTAGCGCATGGAAACCGAAATCAAGTTTGGCGAGCGCGCCAAAGTTGAAGACGAAGCGCTGCGGCAGGCAACTGCCGCGGCCATTGAGGGAGCGCGCAAGGTTACCGGCAATCCACCATTGGCGAATACGCCGGTCGGCAAGCTCTCTGACCTTCAGTGGGGATGGATCACCACCGCGGTAATTTTTGCCTGGACCAGGATCCGTTCCGAGCAAGCGATCGCCGACGGTCTCGGTCAAGAGCAGATGATCCTCGCAACCGGTCTCGCGCCCGATCCGGTCGAGGTCGCAATCGTCAGCTCGATTCTCGGCGAGCTCGCCGACATCGCGCAGATCGATTGGGGCCTGCCACTGAAAGAGTGGCCGAAGGACGTCATGTTGAATTTCTTATTGCTCGCTTGGACGCTCATCAGGAAAGCCGAGCATGCGCGCGACCATGCGCCGGGGACGGTTCTGCGCAAGCCGGAGCTTGTCGACGACCCTATCCCTTTTTGAGAACCCGGTTTGTACTGACGCTGCAACCATTGCCCGGAGTGGATGCGATCAAGGCGTTACGCTGGGTTCTGAAAGGATTGCTGCGTCAGCATGGTCTACGCTGCACCAGTCTACGCGAAGAGAGCAAACTTAAATGAAATCATGCATCCAATGCGGTGGCGTTTTCCTCCACGGTGAGCCACCACACATCATAGATTACAACGGACAACCAACGCTATGGTGCCGTGATTGCATCGAGGAATACTCAGCAGCCATATGGCCGGATGAAGACCGCGGCCCTTACCCCTTCACGGTTCATCAACGCGCGCGCCCTGCACGCAGTGATGCCTGATGGTCCTTGATTTTAATCGCACGAACCCGTCGGAGGCGCCACTTAATGTGACCCTCAACGAGCTGATTGAACGGAGCGAACCTCCAAGCAAGAATGTTCGACAGTACTTGGGTGCTAGCGCGATCGGTTCGGACTGCCTGCGTAAAATTCAATATTCATGGATGTGCGATCCGGTGCATCCGGTGCGCACCCTGAATATTTTTGCAAGAGGGCACTTTTTCGAAGAGATTGCGCGCGAGCATCTGATCCGGGCTGGATTTAAGTTTGCGCCTGCCGGGAAACTGGAATTCCAGGCGGCCGAAGGATTGTTCCGCGGCCATGCCGACGGAGTTCTGCTCGACGGTCCACAGCTGCCCGGTCTGGTCTATCCGGCAATCTGGGAGCACAAATGTCTCAACGCCAAAGGCTGGCGCGCGATCGATCGTGACGGGCTGGTCGGGATTTATGCGTCCTACGCCGCGCAGGTATCGATCTATCAAGCTTATCTGGACATCACCAACCCGGCACTATTCAGCGTGACCAACGCCGACAATTGCAAGCGTCTGCACCTGCTTGTTCCGTTCGATGCCGGTCTGGCGCAGCGGATAAGTGATCGGGCGGTTGCAATTATCACAGCAACCCGCGCTGGCGAATTGCTCGATCGCATCACGGATGACCCTGAAGATTGGCGTTGCCGGATGTGTGCTCACCGCACGAGGTGCTGGAAGCTGCCATGAGTGCGCTCGATCGCGATATCGCCAAGCGGATCTCGGCCGTGCTCAAGCGCATGCTGTCCTCTGATTTCGACGGTGAAGTGTTTGCCTCGGTCCAAGCGCTCCGACAGGTGCTCGTCCGCGCCGGGTTGAGCTGCCACGATCTAGGTGTGGCGATCGAGAATTACGGCGAGGCGGGCGTGTCGGAAATCGAGCAGCGGAAATACACCGACGCTGATGCTGAAGCTATTTTCCAACGCGGAATTGAAAAGGGCCGCAAGGAATACTCGGGACGGATATTGTCGGTTGATTTTTTTGATGATGACGGCGAGCCCCGCTGGCTGGAGATTGCGGTCTTCTGTCAAAACGATCCGGGCAAGCCCGCGCTGAAACCGAACGAACAGCAATTCATCGACGAGATGCCCGCAAAGCTGCGCTGGCGCAGTCCGACGGCACCGATGGGGGGATTTCTTCTGTCCATCTTTTGGAAACTGCGGAGGTCGCTGAAATGACGCCGGCAATAGTGAAGCCTCATACTTACGTCGCGGACATTGGCAACCTTCCGAAAGCGCTGCGGCATCTCACTTCGCTGAACCGCTGGGTTGTCTGGCGCTGGGAAAAGCGCACCGGGAAAAATGGCACGGAGAAATGGACGAAACCTCCCTATGTGGCGGGTCATCCGGGCACCAAGGCGCGTGCCAACGATTCAAGCACGTGGGGGGACTACAAGACAGCGGTTTGTGCCGTTGAGGCAGGCCTCGCCGACGGCATTGGAGTGATGTTGAAGGATTCCGAAATCGCGGCTGCCGATCTCGACCGGGTGCGCAATGCGCAGACTGGCGATCTCGTCGGCTGGGCCAAGAAGCTCTGTGTCGAGGCCGACCAGCTGGGGCTGTATCGTGAGATCACCGTCAGTGGATCCGGATTCCGCTTCATCGGCTCGGCGCAAGGGGGCGAACTGCATCGAAAATTCACCTTCAACCGCAAGAGTGGTGCGGGGATCGAGCTCTACCGCAATTGCGCACGCTACATCACCATTTCGGGATTGCAGGAAAACTCGGCGTTGAGCCTTGGACCGATCGACGGCTATCTCGACACCCTGCTGGCCCGCTTCGATGGCCAGCAAGCCTCGAATCCATTCGACTTCAATACGGCTGGACCGCAGGACCGCTTCCGCGAGCTGATCGAGCATGGGGCGCCGGAGGGCGAGCGCTCTGAGAAATTTCAGGAGGTCGTCTGGCACCTCGCCGCCAGCGGCATGACAATCGAACAGATCGTCGACGAACTCGGCAGGCATCCGAACGGCATAGGCGTGAAATATGCGAACCGCCTCCTCGCCGAGGTGACGCGGTCCTTCGGTAAGTGGCAAGCACGTTGCCGAGCCAATGCAATCGGAGCCGCGCCGGCCGCCGTCGCCGGAACGGCAACACGCGGGCCTTGGCCGCTGATCAGGGTAATCCCGGGCGAGCTGCCGCGTGTCGTCAATGAAGCCGAGAACGCGCTGCTCCAGCTCGGCCGCGAAATCTACCAGCGTGGCGGTCTATTGGTGCGGCCGGTTTTGAATGTGATCAAGGCCAGCGGCGACCGCGAGATCGAAGGCTGGCAGCTCATCGAATTGACGCGTCCATGGCTGGTCAATCAGCTGTGCTGCGCGGCGCAGTTTCAGCGGTTCGACAAACGGGCGGAAAATTTCGTACCCATAGATGCGCCTGACAAGGTCGCTGACTGTTATCTCAATCACAGAGGCAATTGGAAAGTGCCGCAGATAGCGGGTATTGCAAATGCACCGTTTTTACATGCCGATGGCACAATTCATGACTGGGAGGGCTACGACCCGGTGAGCGGCCTTCTGTGCAAATGGGATGGTCAGATATTCCCTTCGATCCCGCGCGCGCCAAACAAGGCTGACGCTTCAGCGGCACTGGCCGAACTCAAGAAGCCACTGGCTGAATTTCCGTTCGTCACAAACGGAGATAAGGCGGCGGCACTGTCGGCAATGCTGACCTGCCTCGACCGCCGTGGCATGAATTTCGTGCCGCTTCATGCTTTCACCGCTCCGACGCCCGGCACTGGAAAAGGTCTGTTGATTAACGTGATTGCCGTAACTGCCACCGGCCGAAACGCAGCGCCATTCGATCAGTCCCGCAACGAGGAGGAATTCAAGAAAACTCTCGGTTCAGCATTGATTGCCGGCCATAGCCTGATAGCGATCGACAATTGCGTGCACATTCTTGAAAGTTCGTTGCTGAATATCGCTGTGACCGAGCCCGTCTTTGGTGTCCGGGTACTGGGGGTCAGTCAAAACCGTGAAATCCCCAACAACGCGACGATTTTCGTCAATGGCAACAACCTGATCATCGGCGCCGACCTGACACGCCGCGTGATCCGGTGCGAGATGGACGCCGGGATGGAGCGTCCCGAGCAGCGCGAGTTCAAGGATGATCACCTCCTGGATACTGTCAAAGCCAACCGCGCCCGGCTGGTCGTTGCTGCCCTGACCATGCTCCGTGCTTGGCATGTCGCCAGGCCGAACGAACAGGCCCTCAACCTTAAGCCGATCGGTTTCACCGAATGGTCTCAGCGCGTGCGGGAGGCCCTGGTCTGGCTTGGCGAGGACGATCCGGCAAACACAATGGAATCCACACGGAAGGATGATCCCTACCGTGTCGAGCGCATCGATGTGTTCACGGAGTGGCACAATGCCCTGGGGGAGAAGGCGCTTCTGGTGCGGGATGTCGTTGCCGACGCGGCCAATCATCCAGGTTTTCACGCTGCCCTACTCATAGTCGCAGCTGCCAAAAACGGTAAGGAAATCAGCCCCGACCGTCTTGGGCGGTGGCTGGCCAAGAACCGGGGAATGACCGTGAACGGCCTGACTCTTGTTCGGGCAGGAGTGGTCAGTGGAGGTTTCCCTCTTTGGGCAGTCAAGGCTTGAGAATAGGACTTGTTATGCCTTCAAAGTCCTACTTCCTACCGCTCCTATATAAACTGTCACTATCCTTTCTCTGACAGTTTCCCAGTCTTTAGGGAAGAATAGGACTTTGAAGGCATAACAAGTCCTACTGATGGGAAGGAAAAGGGCAAAAGGGAAGAACTGAAATGCGGGCAATTGGACGGTCTAAACCGGTCGAATCCATCGCCAAAATGACCGTGGACGAGGCAATTGAGGGCGATCGGCGGTACTTTGCCAGCCATCCGGGCGAAGACGAATACATCAGGGAGTTCTGCCCCGGAGAGTTCGGAAAGGCTGAACTGCCGGAGATCCCGGACGGCTTTCGCTATGCCACCCATGTCTCTGTGTTCCATCGTGACGCGGACGGCGCGGCCGACGGCCGGTACCGGCAGCTCATGGCCGTGTGCGAGCCCGCTCAACCCTGATGAAATGGGCACTTCTTCGCAATCGGAGGGCCTCTATCGGAGTTCATGTCTGAGGGCATGCTGGAGTACGCGGTGCGCCGGCACGGCCGCGCCTGGGAGATCCTGGAGCGCGTTTCCGATCCTCTACGGCCGCCGTGGGTGACGGTCGCGGTCGTGGTCGCGCCGGAATAGCACGCGACACCAGCAGCAGCAGCGGTAGGATCGCATGACAATCGATTATCAGCAGCTCCTAAAGGCCGCCATCCGCGGGATGATCTACGAGTACGACATTCCGGCTTCGCCCGCTTTCCCCGACACCGACGACGACGGGGCGATCCGTGAGTCCCTGGAAGCGTTCTGGGCGCTAGTGCGCGAAGTAGTCGTCGAAGAGGGCGAAACGCGGCCGTCGGTTCTCCGCGAGCTTGCCAAACGCGAGCACGAGGACCTGCCGGACGTGGCATGACGACTGGTAATGCACTTCGTCAGCAGCGGATTCGCCAGCGCAGGCGCGCAGGGCTGTACGTGCTTCAGGTTGAGGTCAACGAGCACCGATTCGTTGAGGCGCTGTTGCGGTCGAATGCGCTCGGCGAGGACGCGAGCCGGCGACGAGCCCTGGTCGAGCGCGAAGCTGGCCGGGTGCTGGATGCTTGGGCGCGGCGCTGGACGCAAAAGAATAATCCGTAACGCGTTACGCCTCACAATCGCCGGCCCGGCGTACGATCGCCTCCATGCGTGATCGACCGCTGGTGCCTGAGGACCTTGAGTCGCGCGAAGGAGCGGGATTACGCAGCTTTCTTCGCGCGATCGTGGTCATCGCCCGTGCTAAATTGGCTAAATTGGATCGCAAGGGACGGACGCTGAGCGAGCTCGCGCAGAAGGCCGGCTGGCACTACGACCGGCAGCTCGAGGCGCTGCTGCGGGCGGCAACGACGCCGGAGAGTACGACCGGCACCGCGCAGGCGCTCAGCCCGATCACGTATGAATATCTCGATGCCCTGGTGCCCTGGAGCGCGGGCGCGAGCCTGATTGCCGCCGGCGCCCGGTTCCGCTTTGGCACCGCCCGGCAGATTTCCGTTCCCGGCTTCGCCGTCATCCCTGCTCTGGAGTTCGTTGGCGAAGGCGCACCAATGCCGGCAATCGCCGGTACAACAAACAAGTTGACCCTAAATCTGTTCAAGATGGGCGGCATCGTCGGGCTGACGAGAGAACTTTACGAACATTCGTTCGCCGAAAGTCTGCTGCGCCAGGCTGTTACCGCGTATAGCGCGCATTCGCTCGATCTTGCACTATTCAGTCAAGCTGCAGCGGACACGACGCGGCCGGCCGGCCTGTTTAATGCCGTTACGCCGATTACGGTAGCGAGCAACACTTTCAAACTTGATAACTTGGTTCAGGACCTCGGTAACTTGGCTGAAGCGGTGGGCGCTTATGCGGGTAACGGGCAGATCGCTTTTGTCGCGGCGCCGGCACAGTACGTCGCCATCAGATT